ATAGATTCGCTGCTTATGGTCTGCTCCTATGTAGACGATTGCTCTGCGGGAAGATTGAGGTTTCTCATCTATTGAAGGGTCAAAAGCTCCGACTATGTCCAGCTCCCTGATGTCAACACCATCTTTGTCATCCTCAGGCTTGAGCAAGAGCTTACCATCTTTGTGTTCCCATGTATAGAGCTTGAGCCACTCTTCTTTGAAGTCGCATTTTGAAGGGTCTGTTGGGTTGTTGCAATACTGAGAGTTGAAGTGATAAGGATTCTTCCTTCTTATGTCATCAAAATACTCCATAGTATACCACTCTGGGAAAATTGGCTTCCCGTCCTCAGCATATTGCCTTGTATAAACGAAGAACTTCTTATCCTTCTCAATGATGTGTTCATAAAGGTCTTGCTTACTCCACCTTGTTCCAAGCACTCTACAGACAGAGCGCTGGGGGGAGACAGAGAGACTCTCTGAATAATCAAACCAGTTTATAGCTTTCTCCATCACAACTTGGCTGTTCATAGCTTCCTCGCCAATCAAGTCATCGAGAATGCGAATATCATAGTGACGGCTTTGAGCAGCTCCTCCAACTCCAATCGTCTCAATTGACGCTTCAGGCCAGATGGAACTGCGATTGAGAAGCATCTCTTGAGCATTCCACCTCTTCCTCGGAAGATCAGGAATTAGCTCAGGGAAAAGCAGCCTCAACAGCTCATTCTTTTCCCAAAGTCCCTCAATGATGGAGAGGAAGTGTTCAGCATTGGTAGCACTTTCATTAGCGATGAGAATGCGAACATCACAACCTTTGAGGCCGAGAGAGGGAATCCAATCTTGAATATGAATCCAAATGGGGAAGCTGACTGTAGCGATTGTGCTTTTGAAGTGCTTCCGAGGGAGCAAAAGCAAGAGATGAGGATACCTCTCTATATCCTGAACAATGTTGCAAACTTCTTGATGGAGGGTTGGATTGAGATCCTCAAACCCAAGAATTGTTTTAGCAAAGAAATACAGAGATTTTCTGGACAGATACCTCAAAGCCTCTACCAACTCCTTCGAGTCTTTTGCCTTGTCCAGTAGGTTGTCCATTCCACTCAACTGAGATTGCAACCTCTCATCTTCCATTCTTTGCTTCCCACTCCTTCATTTCCTTAATTGTTTGTTGGATGAGAGAGAGCTTGCTGTCTGAGATGTTGATGATGATTTGAGGTTTTGCTCCCTCATTCTTTACAACATTAGCTCCTCTCAACACATCCATCGCAGCCTCCTTCCTCAATCTCTCACTATTCGACTTCTCCATAATATCAACAATCGTCTCAGCAGCCTTAGGCGAAGCTTCAACCAGAATATTCTGAGCTTTCTTAACACTTTGATCCATCTCCACCAGAAGGTCTTTGGTAACTTTTTTGAATAGAGGGGAGGAAGCGATTGCTCTGACTCTTCCTTCACTGAGTCCAAGCCTCTCAGCTGCCTCTCTGTAGCTGAATCCCAGAGCGATGAGGCGGGCGAGTAAGTGATGTTTGTATGGGATGTATGCGTCAATTTCCCCCGAGTTGAAATCCACCACAACCTCCTAACACAATATTGTGGATGTTGTTGAAATCATTGAGGATTTACCACCAATGATTTTCACATATAATATAACACATTTTCCTGTGATTGTCAAGAGTAAAAAATCCCCCCGCTCCATCCATCATACCCGCTGGGTTGATCCCACTCTGAGCAGCTATGCTACACCACATACAACCTCCTAACACACCATTGAGGGAGGATCTGAGCAGCTGAGGGAGGATGAGGCAGAGCAGAGGGGAGTGGGAGAACGAGATTGAGAAGAGAGGGTAGGGGAGAGTGTTTGCGATTTTTCGGTTTTCGACCTCCGTCCCTCCCACCCCATCTTTGGAGTCCAACATTGACTTTGAGATTGAGAATGAGAATGAGATGAGATATGGCATGGGCAATTGTGAAATGTTTCACAAGGAATGACTTTGAAAAACCCTCTCCCTATGAGGGAGAGGGCCTCTCACAACTACTTTTTATGTGAGGCCAAAAGTTCGTTAACAATCATCTTTTCAGTCTCTGCTCTCATTTTAGCCTGAAGGCGGATGATGAGAGCAGAGTTGAAGAGATCAACTACAGTCGAATCAATCCCATATGCTTTTTTAACGTCAAGATCTACCAATTCCTTGACTTCAGATGGAAGATTGATCACAATCGGACTGCAATCGACCTCAACA